ATCTGCGAACTCGATAAAGACGACGACATATGGGACGAGGCCAACTGGCCCAAAGCAAACCCGCTCTGGACGCCGCAGAAACTGACCAGCATTCGGGCGAGCGCAATCAAGGCCCGCGAGAAAGGCGGCGAAGAATTGCGCAACTATATGACCAAGTGCCTGAATATGTGGGTGCAAGTGACCGACAACAGCTACCTCGACATGGAGAAATGGGCGGCGTGCGCGAGCGACACGACGCTGGACGACATGCGCGGGCGGGAGTGTTACCTCGGTTTAGACCTGTCGAGCGGCGGCGACCTGACGAGCGGCGCGCTTGAGTTTCCGCTGGACGTGGACGGCGAACGAAAGTATTTCATCGACAGCCATTCGTTCTTGCCAAAATCCCGGCTGGGGGAGCACGTCAAAACCGACAAAGCGCCCTATGACATGTGGGTGCGCGACGGGCTCATTACGCTGACGGAAACGCTCGGCGGGATGAAAACGGATTATAAATACATTATCCGGCACTACAAAGACCTCATCAACAAATACGACCTGAAACTGATCGGCATCGGATACGACCCACACAACGCCGACGCATTTTTGTCTGATCTTGAATCGTTCGGTGTGGATTGCGTATCAATCACGCAGAGCGCGCGGAACCTGAACGACGCGGTCTGCGATTTTGAGCTTGAGGTGGACGCGGGGAACATATCGTACAACCGCGCCAATACCCTGCTGACGTGGTCGTTTACAAACGCCGTGGTGGTCTACAACTCGTTTGGCGAGAAAAAGCTTGACAAGGACGCCCGCCGGAAACGAATCGACCCCTGCGACGCGGTGATAGACGCGCACAAACTGGCGATGCTGGAAAAACCGGCGATCAGCGTCGAAGAATTTGCTACACAAGAGTTTCTCGCTAAATTATGGGGGTGACGCATGATAGCTAAATATATCGAGGACGCCCTAATCTTAGGTGGTCTGGCGGTGATCGTCACGGCCACTTTTTTATGGTCGTCTATTGCCGGACTGTACGCGCTGGGCGCGTGCATGCTTGCGCTGGGCGTGTGGTTTGCGAAAAATCCCGTCCGAAGGGGGTGATTGATTGCTTTTTAGAAACTCAATGAAGGTTAGGGCGCAGGCGGTGACGGGCACAACGGCAGACCTGACGACGCTTGCGGAATGGCTTGGGATAACGGCTGACGAACTGGAAATATCGGGCGCGAACTCGCTCAAAGAGATAACGGTTTATACCTGCATCCGTATTCGTGCCGAAACGCTGGCGAAGCTCCCGCTCAAAGTTTACCGCGAGCAGGAAGGGAAGCGTAAGCAGGCAGAGCATTACCTCTATCCGCTTTTGAAACTGCGCCCGAACCCGTACATGTCCGCGACCGATTTTTGGAAGTGCCTTGAAACCCAGCGGCACATATGGGGCAACGCTTACGCCTACATGGACGTCGCCGGCACGGGCCGTATCAAAGGGATGTACCCATTGGACAGCTCGCGGATGCGGGTGTACGTCGACGACATGGGCCTCCTGTCCTCGAAAAACAGCGTTTGGTACGTGTACACGGACAACACCGGCAAGCAGTACAAGTTCATGGCCGACGAACTCCTGCACTTTAAGGGATTGTCAACGAACGGGCTGGCGGGCATGAGCACAATCGAAACCCTGCGTATCGGAATCGAGAATGCTAAAGCCTCAAGCACATTTTTGAACAGCAGCTACAAAAAAGGCATGCAGACGGCAGGAATCATCCAATTTGTCGGTGACCTAAGCCAGGAAGCAAAAAAGACGTTCATAGAAAAATTCGAGGAAATGTCAAGCGGGCTGGACAACGCGAACCGCATCTCAATGTTACCCATCGGCTACCAGTACCAGCCAATAGCCCTGAAACTCACTGACGCGCAGTTTGTTGAAAACTCAAAACTGACCATCCAACAACTCACGGCGGCGTTTGGCGTCAAGCTTCATCAGGTGAACTACCTCGAAAAGTCGTCGTATGCGTCTACGGCAGAGGCCAACCGCGAGTTTTATATCGACACATTGATGGCCGACCTCAAGATGTACGAGGATGAACTGGGGTACAAGGCGTTCACCGACCGCGAGATTACACAGGGGTACTACCCCAAATTCAACGCCGACGTCATTTTACGAGGGGACCCCAAGACGCGGTACGAGGCATATGCGCAAGCAATCCAAAACGGCTTCAAAACGCCGAACGAGGTACGCGCGCTTGAAGAGGACGAGCCGCTTCCGGGCGGCGACAAGCTGTTGGTGAACGGGAACATGGTGTCGATTGAAGAGGCGGGCGCTGCTTACAGGAAAGGAGGGGATAGTTGAGTGAAAAAGAAATTCTGGGAGTTCAGGAACGCGGTTGACGGGGTAGGCGAACTGCTGATATACGGCGACATCTCGGACGTGTCGTGGTGGGGCGACGAGGTCACGCCGAAGCAGTTCAAGGAAGAATTGGACGCTCTGGGCGACGTGCCCCAGCTGAACATTTTCATCAACTCGTACGGCGGCGACGCTTTTGCCGGGCAAGCGATATACTCCATGCTCAAGCGCCACAAGGCAAGCAAAGCGACCTACATCGACGGCATCGCCGCGTCGGTCGCGTCGGTAATCGCGATGGCGGGCGACACGATCATCATGCCCCAGGGCTCAATGATGATGATACACAACGCGTGGACTTTTGCGGCAGGGAACGCCGACGAACTGCGCAAGATAGCGGACGACCTCGAAAAAATTTCGGACTCTGTCCTGTTGCCGGCGTACGCGCGGTCGGGGCAAAGCGAGGAAAAAATCAAGGAATTGCTGGCGGCTGAAACGTGGCTGTCGGCGCAGGACGCGGTTGACCTCGGCTTCGCGGACGTGATCGAGGACGCCAAGCAGGTGGCGGCGTCCATCAGCGGGACGATGCTGACGGTCAACAACCAAACGGCTGACGTAGGCCGGTACAAAAACTTCCCGGCAGACCTGGTTACGCCGGGGGATAAACCACCCAACGCACCGCCCGGGGAACCGCCCGGCGATCACATAGATGCTGCGAGGGAAAAGGAACTGTTATTGACCATCGGCCTCTTATGAGGTCTTTTTTATACCAAAAAAAAGGGGGAAATCAAATGACCAGAGAAGAACGCGAACTGCGGGTACAGATAGAGAGCCTCAAAGCGGAGGCCCGCAAGCTGGTGTCGGAGCACAAATCCGACGAAGCCGAGGCGAAGCTGCCCGAGATTGAGGCGCTGACAAAGGAGGCCGACCTGCTGGCGAAGCTTGAAGCCGATGAAATCCAGGGCGCGCAGGGCAAGCAGGCCGGAGAGATCAAGGACGAGAAGGAAGAGGAAAAGCGCTACAGCGAAGCGTTTTTCAAGGCGTTTCGCCGGAAGAAGCTGTCTGCCGAGGACCGGGAAATTCTCACCGTGCGCAACGCACTGTCCGAAACGGGCGGCGATCCCGAAGGCGCTGACGGCGGGTTCCTGGTGCCGCAGGACATCCAGACCCGGATTAACGAGTTCAAGCGCTCGCTTCCGTCGCTGGAACGATTCGTCAACGTCGTGCCGGTTACAACGCTTTCCGGCTCCCGTGTGTTTGAGAAAGTGGCGGACATGACTCCGCTTGCGAACATCACGGAAGACACCGCCGACCTCGACGAGATGGACAACCCGACGTTCGAGCAGGTGACGTACTCGATCAAAAAGTACGCCGGATGGTTGCCGGTGCCGAACGACCTCATCAAAGACACCGACCAAAACATCATCGCGTACCTGACCAAGTGGATTGGCAAAAAGTCCGTTGTCACGCGCAACACGTTGATCCTTGCGATCCTGCAGGCGCTCACGCCGGACGAGTTCGAGGACTACAACGGCATCAAAAAGGCGCTTAACGTCGACCTCGACGCAATGCTTTCGGCGGGCGCGATCGTGCTGACCAACCAATACGGCTTCCACTACCTCGACACGCTTGAGGACGGCAGTGGAAAACCCATCCTGCAGGTCGACATCACCCAGCCGTCGCGCAAGCTGTTCGCCGGGAAACCTCTCGAAGTGGTTCCCAACAGCGTGCTTGCGAATGATGATGGCAACCTCGCGCCGATTTTCATCGGCAACGTGGCCGAGCTGGTGACGATGTTCGAGCGGCAGGGGCACCAGATCGACTCGACCAACATCGGCGGCACCGCGTTCCGAAAAGACCGCACCGAACTCCGCGTGATCGAGCGCGAAGACGTGAAGGCGGTCGACGAAGACGCGGTTATTTACGGCCAGATCGACGTAACGGCATTTGTGTAAGGGGCTTTTAGCCCCTTTTCCATGAAGGGAAGGTGAAATAATGGCGCGTACTACAAAAAACTACTTTGAAGACGGCGGCGATACGCTGGTAATCGAGGGCGATCTTGTTGTCCAAAACGGCGGTACGCTGACTGTTGACGACATCGTGATAACCGGCGACGGAAGCACGACCGTGGAAGACGGGTCGATCACCGCCGCAAAGCTGGCCGCAAACGCGGTCGAAACGGCGAAGATTAAAGACGGTGATGTGACTGCTGCCAAACTCGAAGCGTCGGTACAGGCGTTGCTTGCTTTGGCGGGTTCCGCGTTACAGCCTGGTGAGATCGAACTCGAAGAAGGTTCGCCCGTGAACGCAAAAGCTTCGTCGGTCGTTATGACCATCGACGGCGTGGCGGTCCACGGTGAAAAGGTGCAGATTGGCGACGAGGTGTATCAGTTCGCCGCCGACGAAGCGCAGACGGTAGACGAGGGCGCAACCCCTGTGGACATCGAAAACGACACGACGAAGTCGAGCGGCACCCTCACGGTCGACACACAGCCGACGCTTGGAGACACGTTCGCCATCGGCCC